GCATATCGTTTTTGATTAAGTTTTCCACATCAAGACTTGACTGCATTAAAAGCTGCTTTGAATAGCTTGAACTAGCTCCCAGTCTTTTTGGAGACATAGTAATTTGGTCTAGTGTTAAATCACTATCAGTTAAAGCCTCTGTTTCCGCCACTTCATATACGGTAGTTGAAGCAATTTGTCTTGGAATAGTGATATTTCCGTTAAGCCCCGTTAAATGCGTAGCAAGCCCTAATACTGCACTTCTGTTTCTAAGCATTTCAATAAACTGCCCAGCTAAAAGCTTATCAGGCACTAAAGTATTACCCGTATCACCGCCAGTCGCCGTTAAGCTTCTTGCTAATACATCAAGCGGGACTAAAATACCTTTTGCTTCAAGCCCAAATTTTCTCTGCGCTTCTTGAGATACTTCAAATTCATACTTAGCTTCATCCTGCGCTCTTTTATCAAACGGATTTGCAAGCGCTCTAAGTGCCCTTAAAAGCGAATACTCTTTTACTTCTTTTTCCGTCATACCAAGCGTCATATTTTTTGTATCAATTTGAGGTTCTGCCGTAATTTCATCCAAAATTTTAGCTCTGAACTCATCCACGCTGATACCTTTTTCGATTGCTTCTTTAGCTAAGTCTTTTTTTCCGAATTTTTCTGCAATTGCGGTAATTTCTGCAACTCTAGCCCTTTCAGCTTCCTGTGCCTTTTTTACCTCTGCTTTAACATCAATCTGCGGTGTTTGATTTTGCTGTTTTTGTTTGTCCATTTCTTCTCCTTTGATATTTATTTCAAACTCTCTTCCAATTCCGACCGTATTGTCGGCAGGAATAGAAACAATGCTCACTTCAAGCGGCATCCATTTTGTTACTTCGAATTTATCAACTCCGTCTTTTTCACCGACTTTTTCCATCTCCTCTATCTGATACCCTACCGATACGTTTTTAAGAATTCCGGCTTGGACATCATCCCAAATCTCTTTTGCTTTTGCTGAATTTCCAAATCTTACTTTCGCTTTTGCTTTGTTGCCTTCAATCCACGCTTTTTCAACAACACCAATAACAGCGTCCCTGTCATGGTTAAATAAAAGAGGTGCGGAATTGTTAAGTCTGCTAAAATCAATCGCTTCTTCGTCAATTCTTAATATTTCAATCCCCCACCATCTTTCATATGGCTCATCGCTTGCAAAAGACAAAACAACGCTTTTTTCTTCCGTATCGATTTCTTTTAACTGATATGTTCTAATCTGTGGTTTTAGCTTCATCCTCATCCTTTACTTTTGATAACGCTTCAAGTATCTCTGCGTCACTTATGGTGGTAATGCCGTATTTCTCACGTAAATCCTTTTCTCTTTTTAATTGCATCAATATTTCTTCATAATCAAATCCCATCTGACTTACGACATCGCTTGCCGTTTTAAGTCCGGCTTTAATCGCTAAAATATTTGCCTGCATATCCTTAAGAGGGTCAACCCACTCCCATCCTCTAAACTGCCATGAAGGCTTATTTACTCTAGAAAATTCTCTAAACGGAATGTCAATCGCCCCGCTTAAAAGAGCCATCTCAAGCCAGTTTTCAAACACGATATTTAAAAAATGCTCTTCAAAAAACTTATGCAATTCTTTCCAGACTTCCCTTTCATCCAAAACGCCGGCTCTGATTGAAGAATAATTAACGCCTTCAAGGTCGTTAGCTAAATAGTTGTAACTTACATCCAAACCGCTTGCAATTGCCCTAAGAACCGCTTTTTCAAAATCTTTATAAGCGGAATTTGGATGTTGTAAATCAAAAGGCTTAAAATCCCACCCGTCCGGTAAAACTTCAAACATACCCGGTTCTATTTCCTGAATAGGGTTACCGTTTTCATCTTCCGTATCGCCTATATACTGCTCTTGAGGTGGTTTTATATAAAAACCGCCTTTTGCGGCAGACAAACGACTAGCTACCAGCTCGGCTTCTCGATAAGCATTAATCATATATGCGTCTGTTAAAATTGCCGCAAACCAAGGAACTCCTCTATCTTGTGAAATTCTATTAGGCACAAAATAATGAATTATCTCATTTGCCGGAATTCTCACCCTTTCCTGTTCAACATAACCGTATCTGTCGCCTGGATGTCTTTTGAAGAGGTGAAAAGCTACAGGACGATTCCATTTATCAAACTCTATCCCCATTACAATGTTTCTGTTAAGGTCTGTATAGTTAATGTCAAGATGATCCGCTTCTATAAGCTGAAGGGCAAATTTATATTTATTATCAAACCCTCTAACCATTCTTACTAAAATTTCGCCGTCTAAAGCCGTTTGGGATGATACAAGTTTTTGAATGTCGTTAAATGAAAATTTTCCTGTAACATCACAAACGCCTTTTTTACCCCACTCTTTAAAAGCCTCTTCAATTAAGTCGTTTGAGCGTTTATCAAGCGAGCCGTTTTTAAATTTTGCTCTATTTTGTAACTTGACGCCTTTGCCCACAATATTTGTTTTAACCATTCTTAAAAATTTCTTCGCATACGGATTGTTTCTTGCTAAATCCCTGCTTCTTGCCCTTAAAACCGCTAAATTTGCACTTATTTCAGCATTTGCAGACAGATTTGAAGTAGCCCAGCTGTATAAAGCGTTTGAGAATTTAGCTCCCGAATAGTTTTTTTTCTCTTTTTTATTTACTTTTTTATTAACATAAGATTTTTTCTTCAAAAAAGAAAACATACCCATTAAAACCTCACAAGTATTTTATTTTTAGGATTTAATCCGTTTGCAATAGCCTCTGCTCTTTCTTCTTGTGCAACTTCTTTTTTCAGTTTGTCTCTGACTTCAAGGAGCTTAGGTATATCACTTTTGCCTATTTTCATTCCGCCGTAATCAATAAACTCAACATCACTTTTACCAAGAAGCATCGCTTCAACTTTTTGAAGCATATCAGCAGCAAATGACATTAAAAACCTTTTTGAAGAAAGTATAGAAGAAGTAAAAAAAGAAGTTAAGTCCCTATGAAATATGGGTACCTAAATTATTTTAGCGAGTTTTTAATCCTATTTTTAATTTCTTGAAATTTATGACTCTCTTTTAAAAGCTCTTCTATTATTTTCCCTTTCCCTTTTCCTGTATTATTTGCTAAAAGCTCAATTATCCCTATAGTTTCCAAACTCATATAAACTTTTACGCTTGCCCCGCTATTTTCAGTTCTTCCAGCCATACGCCCATCCTTTTAATTTTTTTTCTGTTTTTTTCTTTTTTTCTTTTTTTTCGAAAAGATGTTTTTTTAAAGCATCAAAATTCGGATTAAGTATCCTAAGAGCCGCTAACGCATAAACATTGTAATCAAGCGCTTCATTACGTTTTCTAACCTTTACCCATTCTCTTTTCTTTACTCCTTTTTCGAATTTTGTAATAGGTTTCTCAGCGGTTAATTGTTTAAAATACTCTTCATCATATTCGTCATTCCAGTGATAATAGATTTTTTCTTCAAGGGTAAATTTCAGTCTTGCAAAAATAAGCTCTTTTGCCGTATCCGTTCCGATTAAAAACACTTTAGCTTTATATTTGTTGTTTGTTGAAGGTCTTGTTATTATAGGGGCTGCGTATGTACTGCTACCTTTAATTGCAAATACGCCCCTAAATTCTCTCGCTTTTGTATATCTGTATACTTCGTCGGTAAAATGACCCCCGCTGTCTATACAGGTTAAAGCAATTTTCATTTTTATACCAAGCTCATGCTCATACTGTGCAAAAATAATATCATCAAGCTTTTCCCAAGTTTCATCAAGAGCCGGTGAGCCGTATATAACAAATCTTTTAATCCCCCAGCTTTCCTCTCTCTCCCCCCAAGCTCTGATTTCGCCCTCAAGCCTGTCGTCCTGAACGTCCACCCCGCACGTTAACACCAAAGCCCTTGCCGGTATTTTTTTATATTCTTCTTTTAAACTGTAAAATTTCTCCCATTCAAGTTCTTCCCCGCCTACATCTTCCCAAGTTTCACCAAGAGAAGTGTTAACAAACGTTTTTAACATTTCAGGATCGTCTTTTGAATTTAAAAAATTCGTAACCATATCAGCGAGTTTTACCCAAGGTGAATATATTTCATTTAGCCAAAACCCGGCTATGCCGTTAAATTCATCTTCCGCTATCCATTCGCCGTTTTTTATAGCATTCCATCTTTGAGCGTCATTCCATAAACTGCCGCACTCTTCACAGACATATTTTGCCGTTTTAGGATTGTTATCTTCCCAAACAACGTTTGACCACTTTAGATACTGCTTTTTGCCGCAAAACGGACACGGAACGTAAAATCTTCTTTTATCACTCTCTTCATACGCCTTTTCAATACGGCTTATCCCTTTAATCGTAGGGGTGGAAGTTAGCATTATTTTTCTATTCCAAAACGTAGTGGTCCTTTTTATTGCAAGGTTAACCGGATCGCCTTCACTTCCTGCGCTTAACGGATACCTGTCAACCTCGTCAAGCAACGCCACTCTTACAGGACGGCTTGCAAGAGAGCTTGGAGAATTTGCACCAGCCATCGTTATGTGTCCACCCGGAAAGGTTTTGTGTAAAATTGTATTTCCGCTGTTTCTGCTCTTTGCGTCTTTAACTTTCCCTTTTAACACAGGCGTATCCCTAAGCATTGGAGCAAGTCTATCTTTAGAAAAAGTTTGAGCCATTTCAAGTGTCGGCTGCAATAAAAGCATTGGAGATGGGTCTTGATGGATAAAATACCCGATAATATTCAAAAGCGCTTCCGTTTTACCTACTTGAGCGCTACTCATCCATACAACCTGATAAACTTTCGGGTCGGAAAAAGCGTCCATAATCCCCCTTTGATATTCCGCCCTGCTTGTATCCCATTTGCCCGGCTCACTGCTCGCTTCCGGCGATAATACTCTATATCTATCCGCCCATTCGCTTACAGTCATTTTTTTAGGCGGCTTTACAAACTTACTCCAAATCATCCGTTATATCCTCCAAACGGCTAAGTTCTTCCAAAAGCTCATAAACCGCATTATCCAAAATAGACTTTATTTCCGCTATATCCTCAAGCCCAATAAGAGTAGGAGCTACTTTTGTAGGCAGGGCAAGGGTTTTGTTTCTAAAAGCCACCAAGATGTTTTCGGCTTTTTTGTCAATCTCTTCTCTTGTATAGAGCCTTTTTCTTTCAACATCGTATTTAAGCTCATTAAGTTTTGCCGCCCAATAATCTTTTTGCAATTGGACCTTTTGCATAACGCTTAAAGGCTCGCTATTTAACATCTCTTCAAGCTCCTTAGAGTTCATACCCTGCGCCAAAAGCTTCTTTTTAGTATTTGCGCGCCTCTGCGACTCCCTTCTCAAATCCCGGCTTTTGTAATAAGCTTCAAGCGCACAGTCTTTTTTAAGTTTTTTACCCTCAAAACAATGAGAAAAAATACCTTTTTTTGCAAGCTTAGAAATGTATGACCTATCAACTCCTAAAATTTTTGCTAATTCACTTTGTGTAATCAGTTCCATTACTTATCCTTATTTTAATCAACATTCAAAATTCCCTTAAATTCGCCATTTTTAGACAATTTGTTGACTATTGTTGACCAAGTTTGAAATCTCAAAAACTAACCAACTTTTGCGCACTCCGTCACCCGTATTCCACTACTTTGAAAGGACCCGCTAACTTCGGGTATTCAGGGTTTTCATTAAATAAAAATCAAATCTGCTTCCTGACTTTTTATCCCACATTTTCTGTAAAATTTTTTCAAACCCTTTAACCCCTTCCCATTCTGCAGTTGCAAACATATGCGTAACACTTACTGATTTTTTCTCCAAAATAGGAAGCCTGCTTTTTGTTCTTCTTACAAAAAACCCGGTGTGACCGCTTTTCATTGTCGCTTTAAATGACGAACGGAGTATCGTTTCTTTACCAGTCTTTAAAATTTTCACACCGATAACTTTTTTGTCTTTTTTAGTTATCTTTGTTTTTTTGGTAACCCTTGATACTTTTCCTTTACTGCTGATTTTGAATTCTTTATGAGGAAATAAAATTAAAGGAACACCGCCTTTTGAGCTTACGCCTATTACAACTTCATTTTCATTCATCCTTGCTTTATGAATAAACATATGACCGCTTCTTTTTTTTATTTCCTTTGTCTGTTTGGATTGAAATGCGTAGTGATTTGCCGATACCTTTTTTATATTTATATTCCATTTTGAAGTAATTGATTTTCTTGTCTGCGTAAAAGCCTGAGACACTATATCGTTTACAGTCCTTTTAAAAGCTTTATCCCACATTTTAGGGTCAATTATAGGTTTTATATCTTCAAATCCTTTAAGTTCAAGCTTAACGCTCATCAAATCTCCTTAACTTCAATTTCAATTCCATCCCATCCGGCAAACGATATTTTTTCCGCCTCTATTCTCTTAATCTGTTTATCGTTTTCATACGCAATCCCTTCAAGGGCGTCCTGAATAGCTTTTAGCGTATTGTCTAAATCTTTTCTCCCTTGCTTTTTGCAGTAGAGCTTATATCTTAAAACAACATCACCCTGAAGCATTCTAAATTTGTTAGCCTTTGCATAAAAAGCAAGAGCCTCTTTAAAAGCCTTGCCCTCTTTGCTTATATAGTGAATTATCCTCCCACCTCTAAATGCAGAGCGCCAATAAGAATTAACAGATGGCGGGATTATTTCGGCTTTTAAATAATTTAACCCCCTCGATTTCGATGGGTTTAAACGTATCAAATTCGACCCGGTTTTTTCAGTCGTTTTATAAGTTATCATTCCGCCTCCTCAAACAAACTTTTTGTATTTAAATGTTTTTCTAAATCTTTCGCGAAGAATTTAACTTTTTTATTTACTAATTTACTTATTTCAGATTCTAACTTTCTCAATCTATTTAAATATTTTTTATCTCCTGCTAAAAGTTTTAATTCTTCTTTGTTAGCAAAAATACAAGGATAGCAACCAACCCTACTAAACCCTTTTTTATAAAGCGGATTTGGCTCTATATTATTTTTTTTTAAATATTCAAATACTTTTTTTGTGTCCCAATCAACAATAGGAAACAAACTTTTAACGGTGAATCTTTTATAATTCCAAGCCTGACGAGTCTCATTAAAAACTTCCGTGTCTTTCCTTGCTTGACTTTCTTCCCTCCTAATTCCTTTTATTACAATAAAATCAATATCTTTTATTACATAATTTTCATATAAGTAGTTGTTAAAAGGTTTTATTTTTAGCTCTTTCGTGCAAAATCTCATTCGACGATTGGGCATAAATTTATATTTTTTACATAGTTCAAACATACCTAGACTTTCAATTCTTTTAATTTTTATATCAAGTTTATTTTCTAAGTATTCTAGATACTCATAGGTTAATTCATGTTCCCATTTGGTATCTAAAAAAATAAAATCCAAATCATCCTTTTTCAAGTTATTTAAGGCCCAAAGCATACAAGCAGTGCTGTCTTTCCCTCCGCTTATGCTTACGATGTATTTCATTTTTCACTTTCCTTTAAACACAGCATTTCATCTTCTACCTCAAAAACGTCAGGATATTCTTTTAGAAGTTCATCAATGCATTCTTTACACAAATGAAAATCTTTTGCATTAGCGCTTTCGTTGCAAAAACCAAGTTCAATTATCTTTTTAGCGACATCTTCATCTATTTCCCAAATTTCGTCCCAGTCGTCCGTTTTCCAACAATCATATCCGTCACAAATATGTCTTGTTTCAGTCATTGTTTTCTCCTAAATCCAAATCTTTCCAGCATAAATAAAAATTTGCTATCTTACATTTGTCTTTACTTGAAAAACACGCAAAAAGTTTTTCAACCAACTCATCAGGCACGGCAATAGTGATTTTTGCACTGCTTTTTTCACTCCCCGCTTTTACGTCTAAAATCAAATTATCTACCCGCAAAAACTGATTAAATTTATTTTTCATTGTTTTCCTCCAAAAGCCCCGGGTTTTCAAAAACATTGCCGATTACTTCAAACTCTACACCAAGATTTGATATAAGCTCATCATCATAATAAGTTTCTCTACTGCTTAAACAAAAAGCACCATAATTGAATACAACAAAACCAAACACAACATCGTTATAATGTGTTTTTAATGCTAAAATATCTCCCTCATAAATCTCTTTGCCGTTTTTGTCTTTAAGCCCTGTGTATTGCATAAGTTCAACATCTTCTAAATTGAATAACCTACCTCTCTTTGTAGCTACATCAAACAAATCATTAGGCTTACATTCCCACTTCCCTGTAAACTGTGCAGCAAAATTTATAAAATCCACGTTATCCATTCTTTTTTCTTTTTTAATCCAACAGCGGAATTTAATCTCCCTCATCTCCTTCTCCTTTTCACTCTCTTTGCAATTTTCACTCTCTTTGTAATTTTAAGTCTTAATTTTTTGTTTTCTTCAACCACTAAACTTTTTACTTCTTCACTTGCCCTTAAAGAATTTGCTAATCTCTCGTTCATCTCTTGCAATTGCACATTTCTATTTACTACTACAAAATATTGCATTCTTGTATAAAGCCCGATTTTATTAAGCAGTTTT